ATATATATCTAAAATAATAGCCTTATTGTATCCCTTTATATATCTATATATGACACTGTCGGAGGTCGGCGAAATCTAAAAGAATAAGCCGTATAAATTGTTCATTTTTTGTACAATATTTTTAGAATGGTTCTAAGCGTTTTAGGGTATATATGGGACTCTCACAGGGTATTAGGTTTCAGGGTACTTTGTATGTCAGACAGGATAAAATGGTCAAAATGGGGCAAATTTGGAGCATATGGTATTTTGCTAATATTTGACATATTATCTCCGTAAGTCATTGATTTTTATGAAGATATTGTTTTCTAAATGTACTTGTAAGTTATTGATTTTATCATAGAAAAATCGTTCATTTTTTGTACAAATAAATTAATTTGATGTTTGTTTGATATAGTGTTTGACATAAGAATTAAAGTATGTATATAATTCAATTACAGGCTAGAAAAAATATGTTTTACAAGTATCGTATCTAGTTTGAGACTCAGGGTCAGGCTATAATCGGAGATGATTAGATAAAATACGAAGCCGTTAGAATACTAATCAAGACCTGTATTCATTATGGGAGTAAAAGTCACTAACTTACCTCTCCTGAACTGGAATGAAATACAACAGTAGCTGGGTCGTAGAAGGGATATTATTGGATATATCGTATGCTGGGACTGACTAAGCCACTATCGAAAAAAGTTTATTTTATTTTCATATCCTATATTCAGGGAGATTGTGCCATTTATCATCTTAGTATGGTTGTATGGGTTTCTCCCTGAAACCATATATATATACATTCGATTGAGTGTATATATACATGGTTTTTACCATGAAAATCAACAACATAGGAGACTATTATGAAATACAATAACATAACTGAACAAGTTCTTAATGATTACAGAAATATAATCATGGACTTAAATCATAGACAATCAAAAGTTATTAGAGCCTTAGAGCAAGACATCAATGAATATCTTAATCATTGTGCTAATGACATTGATAATAATTCTTGGTTAGATTGTTTTGACGTTATGTCTAACGGCTTAACTTTTGAATTTGATATGATTGAGTTCAAAGCGATTTTTGATTTTAATGCTGAGAATCACTTGTTTAATTAATGTTATGTTATCCTGGGAGCTAGTCTCCCAGGATGTCATATATATACATATTCAGTGAGTATGTATATACATGATAAAACATCATGAAAATCAACAACATAGGAGGATATATGAATAAAATTGAAGAACTATTATTTGATAATGAAAAAGAATCAGAAGGTTTTATCAATGATGTAGCCATGCACGGCTGTATCAATGGAGCTGTTAGTGAGCTTATTTATTACAATGATACATGTAAATTTTATGAAGAAAATAAAGACTTGATATGGGAGATAATCACAGATTATGCTGAACAGACAGGTGAAAATATTTTCGAGTGGGAGACTTTGAATAGATGCAAAAGTGCTACAACTTTTGAGAATAACATGACATGGTTAGCCGTAGATTTAACGGCTGTAAGGTTGTCACATGAACTGGAGCAACCATTGACTGACTCACATGGAAATGAAATTGCATAATAACATAGGAGAAAATAAAATGTCGAAACAAGAAATAAAAAAGAAAATTAAATACTGTAAATCTAGACTTGATTGGTATGCAAAAAATGTAAGACCTGAAGTTTTAGCAGATAAAGATGATAATATTCATATCATTATTGGTGAATATCGCTTTCATCTAGCTATGTTCGAGAGAATGTTAAACGAATAAATTAGACAAACAGTATATTATCCTGGGAGATTAGCTCCCAGGATGTCATATATATATACATTGAAAGTGTATATATACATGATATAAACATCATGAAAATCAATAACATAGGAGACTATTATGAAACTAAAAGATAAACTCAATGAAGCCGGAAAATGGCCAAGAGTCTACTTTTTTAAGTTTATAATTAAAGCTGACAATCAAAAACTAGCACAGGTAGAAGCTTTGTTTGGTATAGAAGCAGATGTAAAAATCAACCAATCTCACAAAGGGAATTACCTCAGCATTAGCGCTAAAGAATTAATGCTTGACATCCTCAAGGAGAGGGCAGAGACTGGTCGTATCTACATCATGAACATCGACCATTGTAATGAGCACTCATCCTTTAAGGATAAAGTTAACATGAGTAACCTCTGTCAAGAGATCACTCTACCTACTGACCCTATCAATCACATTGATGATGAGGGAGGGGA